ATGAATCATTCATACTCCCCCGGTGCCGCGATCTCATCCGGTGCCATCGGCACCGCCGATCTTCTGGACCTCACGCGCTCCCATCGAACCTCCGCGTTCTCCAAAACCGAATCGCCAGAACCCCGCCTCCTCCGTGGCCGCCCGCTCGGTTCCCAGTTCCTCGTCCGTAAGGTCAAGTTCGTTGACAAGGGCCACATCATCACGCCAGAGAACGCTCATCGCGATACCGGCGAGGCCGATGTCATCGCCATCGGTTCCAAGGTCGAGGAGATCCAACCCGGCGACCGGGTGACGATCCGCAAGTACAGCGGGGTGGGATCAGAATTTTCCCACGATGGCGACACCTACCTGGTCATCGACGCCAACGAAGTCCTGCTCGTTCTCCCGGACGAATTCTAAATGGACGCCACCAAAATATCCGGCTACCGGGACCTCACCGCCGACGAAATCAAGCTGATCAACGTGACCAAAGAAAACGCCGCGTTAGTCGGTGAACTCTGTGACGGCATCACCGCTATGCCGGACACGGACAAACGCTGGACAGCGATAGCGAAGACCCAGCTACAGCAGGGGTTCATGGCTCTGGTCAGAGCGATAGCAAAACCGGAGGGGTTCTAAATGCGAAGACTCGAACAACAGGCAATCAATTTGATGGATCTTCTAGACAAGACGGCACCGCCGAAACTGAAGCTGTCGTCCGCTGGTGCCGATCTGATCCACGGCGAGGAGTCGTGCCGCCTCACCGCTTACCAGGACCCCGGTGGCGTGTGGACTATTGGATGGGGCCGTGCTCATGGCGTCCAGCCGGGTCAGACGTGTAGCCAGGATCAGGCGGATCAGTGGTTCCGGGAAGACGTGGCGGAGTTTGAACGAATGGTGAACGCATCGCTACGGGTGCCTGTGTCCCAGCGTCAATTCGACGCTCTGGTTTCGCTGACCTATAACGGCGGCCTGAAGCACGATCTCTTTGCAGCGATCAACAGCGGCGAGTCCCAGCTAATCATCACCGGACAGTGGATGCGATGGTGCAAAGACCATTTAGGCGAGATGCTGGACGGGTTGGTCCATCGCCGGATGAATGAGGTCAGAAGCTTCTTCAGTGACCCGTGGCCTTACCCGGTACCTTAAAAACTGTATCGGGTTCCCGGCCCTTTGCGATGGAGGGACAATAGAACCATGTTCTTCTTCATGGTCTGGTTCTGGGATAAGTTAGCCGAACTGATCGGCGGTTATGAACCCGCCGAAACGAAATGGACGGAAATCCCGTGTAGCCTGGAAACCGCCATTAACCTTGCCGTCGTCCCGCTTTCATTGCTGGCATTGGCCGGTCTCATCTACTCCCGCTACTGATCCTCGTCCTTTTCCAACCCCAAACGCTTCATCAGTTCTTCATCGGTTTCCGGTTTCGCTGCTTTAGCCGCCGGTGCCTTAACCACGGGTGCCGCTTTCGGTTCCGCGTCCAGGCCCAGGCGTTTCATGACATCGGCGTCTGATTCCACAGCGGAACTACCCGCCGCTGGTGTCACCGTTGGCACCTTCACCACCGGCTGATCAGCTTTCTCACTCACCGTCCCCAGCGGAGCCGCCAACATCGACGGAATGACGAGGCCGGGTGCCTGAATCTTCGGTTTCGGCGTCATTAAACTTTCCACCACCCGTGAGCTGTTCATCATCTTTGACAGTCCCGCTGTAAGCGAAGGTTCCGCTACGCCAGCACCGAGACCAGCGGCGACCATCTCCGGGGACCCATGAAATAGTCCCGCCGCCGCCGTTCCCAATCCCTTTAATGCGGCACTGCCTTCTAATACTCGCTGGACCACTTTACCGGACCCGGATGGATTACTGTCTGCATAGACAACCCGGCTTGTTCTCGCGAGGTCCTGAAGATTCTTGATCTGGTCATCCGGCAGTACACCGGCAAGCTGTTCCGCTGGCGTCCGGCCTAAGCGTGTCGCCAGACCCTTCAGATCGTACTCACCACCAGCGGGGGAGATCAGCCGGTTCACGGCCTGACGCTGTAATTGGGCATTTAAGGCATCATTGCCTGTGTAGGCCATGGCCTGATTAAACTGTCTTACCCGTTCCGGCTTCAATCCCGCCAGACTATTCGCCGTCGTCAGGCCGTCCGGGGATCGAACCAGGTGATAAAAGGGACTGGTCAGATCGTCGTATTCCTTCGCTTGCCTAAACAAGTCGTTAGCGTCCCGGAAATTCTGAAGCTGATCTGGTGTGAGTCCAGCGGAACCTTCCGTCATCGCATTATCGGTAGCAGCGGCGAGTTGCTTCAGCCATCCCTCGGACCGTGACCCGGCGATGTCCGGTGATCGGTAAGCGGTCATGAGATCGGAACGAAGCTTCTGGAGATCAGACCATGTATCCGCTGCTTTAGCGGTGGAGAGCATCTCATACGGTTTACCAGCGGCGTCCAGGACAGCGGACACGTTCGGTTTCGCCGCTTTCGTCCCCCCAGCGAGATCCTTGGCGATGGACCACGCTTGTCCAGCCCCGCCTTTCAATAACTCCGGGTGATTCTGGTAGTACGCTTGATTGTCGTCGATGATCCGCTGAGCCGTCTCCCGGACTCCAGAGGCGTCCGGCTGTGTGTCACCCACGTCGCTGGTCAGCTTGTCAAACAACTCCCCGGACTTATCCATCAGCCCCTTCTGGTGTGCTTTTAACGCTGCCTGGGCCGCATTACCAAAGTCTTCGCGGCTCATCGCCGTTGGCGACGCCGCATTATGGGTATCCTCTGCCCACCGTTGTAATGCCTCGATGTTATTGGCCGCGTTCTCTTCATAGGCATTCGACCCGATCAAGGAATGTTCAGTGACTTTCTTGACCATCTTGGGGACGATAGCTTTCCCGCCCGTAGCCTGAGACGCATCGAGGTTGACCCCGTTGTCTCTAGCAGTCTCATAGAGTTCACGCGGGGAAACGCCTAACGCCGGGATCTTCTTATTCAGCGTCCCCTCGGACGCGATCATCCCTTTGAGATCGGGCAATATGTCGCCGACATGCTTGATAAGTTCCGGCGTTGATGCCGCTGCCATTGCCAGATTAGGCAATGACTCCCCGGCGTTCTCCGCCGCGTCGCCGCTGTCCTTAGCGTTGATCGCTCTGTAGATGGACGGCACCGCCTGACCCGCACTGATAGCGGGAATAGCGAGTCTGGCCACAGCGGGTAACGCCGTGGCGACTCCCTTCAAGGCTGGGGTTGTCAGCATCGTGGTCATCACCGATGACGGTGTGGTCATCCCCGCCACCGCCTTTAACGCACCATGCAGCGTATGTCCCGCCGTGGTCTTCGGATCATGGACCATAAGGTCCAGCGGCAGGAGTTCATTGCTATGTTCTGTGTAGCCGGGATCACCGGGGTCCTCGGTCGGGTGTATGCCAATGGCATTGGCCAATGTCGGATGAGCACGGGTGAGATTCTGGCCGATGACGCTGTTGGAAAGCATCCGCTGGAGATTGTCCCAGAACGTGGGTGATGCCGGTCCTATCGTTGGACCGCTGGTGCTAGGCGTCGGCATTATTGGACCACCTTCCCGCCCGCTGCCAATACAGCGGCGAGTTTGTCAGGCGTGACGCTGACGACGGTGCCGCCGCGTAGCTGGACGCGGGTCTTGCCGCCGCTCTGAGTGTTACCACTGGTCTGAGCCGTGCCTCCTGTACTGGAAGTCGGCGTGATCGTGAACCCGCCAGACGGAGCACCATGGACGGTGCCTCGATCCTTGAATATCTGAGCCGACTCCTCGGCTTGATGCAGAGTCGAATTCAAGTTCGCCGGGTCGAATCTCGGATTGGTCAAGTCTTGAAGATCCTTCATGACATATTCGCCCCTCGCACCAAACATAGCGGCCTGATGCTCCGCCACGGTAGCCGCTGCTGCCCGGTACATCGCTATGTCCGGGTCATCGTTGCCTATCGCGTTCTTCATCGCTGTGATGCGTCCGGCACCCGTCCCAAATAGATCAGGCCGTCTCGCGATCACATCCCGCATATTGCCAATGCTGTGTAACACGCTAGTGGCCCAGTCACCCGCCCGACGTTCGCCGCCCGTAGGTTGCGGGTTGTAATGGGAATCTTCAGCGAAACCTAACCTATCCGTGGCCAGACGCAAGTTCTCACGCATGAATTCGGTACGGTCCTGCTCCGCCTTGATGCGGGCGACGATAGCCTGATTTTGCAAGCTGTTGGGATCACCCTGGATCTTGGTTTTGAGATCGTCTAGTCTCGCTTCTGAAGCTTTTAACGCCACTGTCGCTTGATCCACCAGTGCCTTCGCCGCCATCTGGCGGCCTTGTTTCGATGCCGGGTCAAATTCAGTCTTAGGCAATCCCGTAGCCTCGTCGATCACGGGTTTACCATCCGGCCCCACCACGATCTTGTTTCCCTTCGCTATGGCATCCGCTGTGATCTTTGCGTACTTCTCTTTTCTGTCCGCATCCGCTTTATTGGCCGCGTCCTGAATCTTCTGAAGGGCGTTGGCGTTCTTATCTTCAGCCTCTTGTGGTGCCAGTGATGCGTTATTCGCGGCTATCTGAGCCGCGATGTTGGCCGTGGCACCGGTCGCCCGCTGCTGAGCATCCGTTGCCTCTCGTTCAGCTTGTTCGACGGCTATCGTGTGATGCCACGGAGTACCCGGTATCTGGGCCATGACTTCCGGTGCGATAGCGGACCCGGCTGCATTCAATACATGAAGGCCAACTGTCCCGGCCCGAGCGAGAGCACGAAGGAACGGGTTCTGGATATTGGCCTCGCGAGACCATAACGTATCGAGACCCGGCTTAGATGATTCCACGGATGCGGCCTTTGACGATGCCGCTTTAGCGGCTAAGTCCTCTGGCGTCTGGCCAACGGTCTGATATGGTTCACCGCTAGTGTCCAACTTGGGTATCTTGATAGCGGGTGCGATATCGCCGGGTGCTGTGATTCGTGGTGCTGCCGGTGCTTCGGGTGCTGGTGCCGGGGTTGAATTCTCCGCTGGTGGAATGGATAGAGCCAACGGATTCCCCGCTGGTGCGGGCGCAGGCGTACCGGCCAAGCCTTGAGCTAGCAAGCTTGGAGGCGGTGGCGGTGGCTGGAAGGCCGTGTAATTCGCTAAGAACTTGCTGACGGCATCCTGATCTACTTGAGTGTCTGGCATTGATGGTCCTTAGTGGTGGCTAGCGTACCCGGTCGCGATGCTCGTAGCGTCTTGCAGCGGAGCCATCCAATTCGATGCCGACTGCTGGTTAGCGTTGGTCAGTTGGCCGATAGCGGCGTTGGACAGTCCGAGGGAGGAGAGCACCGCCTGAGTATTGGTGTTGTACAAGTTGCTCAGGCCAGATGCCGCATCAGCTTGACGCTGATTGGCTAAGTTTGTTGAGGCGGTGTCCACTCCCAGGGCGTTGGTGGACTGTTGCTTCATCGCGTTCCTCGCGACATCATCAGCCGTGGACGCTACGCCAGCGGCGTTACGGTCCCGTGCCGCCATTAGGTTGCCGGTGCCGAATGCAGCGGCCTCGCTGCCTCCGAGTGATTGACTGGACGATGTAAGCATCTCAGCGGCCTGGGCCGGAGTGTAGCCCTGAGGGTTGGTCAAATTACGCTGATAATACGGCGTAATCGCAGCGGAGTCGGCACCAGCGGCGGTGCCGTAGCCGGTGGCCCGGTTATTCGCTGCCGTGACGTTATTTTGTGCGTCTGTTGAAGCCTGCCTGGACATTCTAAAACTCCTTTAAAAAGCTGGTCCAAGCGGACCGCATCCACCCGAACTGTTTAACTAATCTCTTCATCCCGAACCGTTCCACCAACTCCGGCGTGATCCAACAGTGAGCGTCCGTATACCCGAACCGCTTCAACCTCGCTATCACCCGGTCATGCAGCATGGCGAAACCGGAAAACCGCCATTTGGGAGTCCTCCATTTCTGATCCATCAGAAGGTAGGTCTCAACCGTCCTCCGGCAACATATAGCCATTACGGGGATGTCGTTGTCATCCGCGAGAACTTCCACGTAAAAAGTGGGCGACTCCAGATCTGGAAGAGGATACTCGCTTCCCATTTCCCGGTGTAGATCACGCAAAGTTCCAACATCGTCCGGCCTCATCTCCCTAACTATCACTGATGTCTCAGGACCTTATAACGATGGAGTTCGGCCATCCGGCCCCAGTCTCATCGACGCCGTGCCAGATCCCTGACCACCGGACTGGCCGTCACAGCTTGTGGCACCGCTGCCGGTTGAAGGTAGCCACGCCGGACCCGCCACGCCGCCAGGGTTGACCATGGTCGGCACCTTCCCGCCATGAACGATAGGCGTGGATGCCGGACCTCCCGGATATTGCGAGTAACCACGGACATAAATCGGTGAGGCTGATCCTACCGTCTGCCGGAATGTCCGGGATGGTCCAAGGTGAAAGACGTGGGGCTGGTCAAAGGACGATGTGGTGGATGTCTCGATGTAATAGTTGACCGACTTGTGAACAGGTGCCGTCCCGTCCGATAGCTGGACATGGACGATCCCATCAGCAGCGGCTACCTGGATGCCGGAGACGGGAGGCGGAGCAGAGACGGCCTGTCCGCTGGGATGCACTCCGGTGGCCGTGGATATGTTGGTCAGTGCATCCTGGACATCTGTCAGGCAGGCACCAAGCTGGGAATCCCGCTGGATAATGGTTTGAAGATGCTTGAGGATCGGCTTAGGCATTAGACACGCCCCCCGACCGGCGTCAGTTGGTCCGCTGAGAGCGACATGGTGAGTTTTCGAAGCTGGAAGTAAGCATCGATGGACCCGGTGGCCGGGACAGCTTCAATACGTAACGCCGTGCGTTCACCGAGGACATTGGCCGGGAATTCCACGTCGTGCATCACCAGCGATGCAAGATCCTTCTGTCTCAGCGGTCGCCGTGGGTTATCCGTGCTGTCCACATATGGCGTAATCAGCATGGAGCCGACGCCCCTCGCCGATGCCGATACGTATTGAAGGAGGTGCCTGTGGCTGCCCAGATTGAACTGAAGTTCATCGTCAGAACCAACCATAAACGCGGTCACATAATAGGCAGGAATCGGCACCGTCGAATCATCATCGCTCAAGTAGTTCTTGTTCAGCACGTAGATTTGAGACTGAGTGCTCAGCCCGAAGGACATCTGGTCATCGGTTGTGGTGGTCAATATCTGGCCGCATAACGCCGGTAGCTGCCATGGACTCCATTTCCTGGAATTCTCTGTGGCGGATATCTTCCCGGCTACTGTCACATGGATAGGCGTCGGGAGGTCCGCTGACTGGCAGCTACGGAAGCTGCATGTGAGGACCTGATTGATGGACGTGGCTCCCGGCCCGAAGGGGATGCCGATATAGATCATGCGTTCTACCGGATCATGCCTGAGCCATATCAGCTTTGCTGCCGCCCAGTTGATCTGGTCCCAGGTATTCTTGATCTCGTTGCTTATGATGTCGTAATCAGTGCCGGTCAACAGATGGACGCCTGAACGGTTGGCTACGAAGTATCCTTCATCGCTGCCATCGGCTGCCCTTGGGCTGATGCATCCAACCTTGTTGGACACTTCGTTAATCTGCCAGCTTGAAGGCTCCGACCCGCTGTCCACCGTATAATACGTGGCCTTGTCGGTCGCAATAAAAAGCTGATCACGGAATTTCCACATGTTGCGGACTGGACTGTTTCCCGGAATTCTTAAGAGCCCGGTCACGCCGTCAAAGGCCGTGGGGTTGAATGCATAGGACGCCCTGATCTGAGTACCGACCACCGGCATATCATCCGGGATGATCTGGAGTTCACTGATTGAGACGCTAAACCCAGCGGGAAGGTAGAACTCATAGACCCGGATGATCGCTGATGGATCGATGGTGGCGGGCATCGTCGGGAATGTCGCCGTGACCCAGACACCCGACGTTGTGGCTTTTGTCAGATCATAGGACGACGAATAGACCGCGTTATTGGCTCCGGTGATGTCTATTATCAATTCGCTGGCCGTTGTGACCACAGCGGACACCCGGACGAATGCTCTCCAGCGGTATGTAGTCAATGGCTTCAGGATAGGGACGTTCAAGCTGTCCTGGTACGCCGACTGAGCGATAACGCCGATGGCGTTCTGTGACCCGTCCCCGGTGATCGTGTAGCTGTATTGGTTAGCCTGAGCCGCTGATTGCGTCCCGGTTCCATACGCCGTCCAGCCCGCTGGTGTGGAAGGGCTGAACTGAGCGGACATCGACATCCCCACGAAGTTCTGGACTTTGTTCCACTCTCCCCAGCAAAACAGCCTGTCGGCGTATTCAACCACGCCCTGACAAGGTGCCAGCGTCACTTGAGCAAAGAGATTGTTTCCGGGGATGTCGATGGCCGTAGCAGCGAGTAATGAAGCATCGGAGAAGTCAAACGTAGCTGACAAGGTGAAATTGTCAGGGATTCTTGTGGACGTGCCGATCAACGCCGGAGTCGATACGCCGCCTAATGTGCTTTGCGCTCCGATAATATCGGTCGGCAGATAAAAGAAGTTAGATCCGCCAGCGGCGGTAAAGGCCACGCATCTGGCGACGACGTTAGGCGTCCCGATTGGCAAGTTGTACACGGTCACTTTTGTGCTACCGCTGCAATTAAATTGAGTGAGCGGAGACGGAGCCGTCAGAGATCCATCGGCTAATTCGTAAAAGACGCACACCTTATGAACGCCTGGAGCCAGTTGGCCGCCGCATGACAAGGTCCCGCCTGTGCCGACATCGCCAGCATTCTCATACGCATCAAACTGGAAGGTGTAATCGTCTACGATTGCCTTTACAATCCACTGGCCGGGATTCACTACGCTGTTCAGCGTGTCGTTGTAGCTGTTGTTATATTTGCTCTCGCTATTGCCTGATATCACAACGCCGTCATCCACTAACAGGCCGTGAGGCGTCGCCGTCACACAGGTAGCGGTCACCGGTGCCACGGTTCCGCCTGTGCCAACGGCGAGGCCGGTGGTTGTAGCGGAGAAGGTGAAAGAGATTGGAGACGGTACGCTGGTGACTTTCTGAAGGCCGTTATACCCGGCGACAGTGAATCCGGCCAATAACGCCGTATCGCCGACGCCGAAGGGATGCGGACCCGGCGTCACCACCGTAACCGTTGATCCCGATTCCGTGCATGTACACGTTCCCGCTGCCGCTGATGGAAGGAATGGCATCCCGATAGCTGAGCGTCCACCGGCTACGGGAGCGGTTCCCAATGCCCATGACAATTCCACGTAACACTGAGGACCCTGTGACCAGTTGGACCAACCGAGTTCCAGTGGATAGTTTCCCGCCGCTGAGAATGAGACGACAATGGTGTCCCATGTCCTGGCTGAATCGGCGAGATGATTACGTCCGGCGATATAAGCGTTCCCGGCCAGGGAACTCGCCTCCGGCCCGACTCTTGGACCGCTGACATAAGTACATGTTCCTCCTCCAGTAGCAGCGGAGCCTATGAACAGATTCCATCCGTCATCGATCAGGGCGTACATAGTATAAGTGCCAGCGGTCGTCACATGCAGGACAGTCTGGACATTGCAATCAAAACCATATCCGTCCGTGCTCAAACGGGCGGATTCTGGAAAGAACGTGTCCCCGGTCCAGTTGCCGGTCGGTCCTTCTTGCTGTTGGGACATCGGGGTCCGGCTGTGGACATCGCCGATGCCGGAGACCGGGAAACTGGGGATCAGTTGGTTAAACGTAAGGCTGGTGCCGCCGATGTACGGCGTGGGGTTGGTTTTTGTGCCTGTACCGCTATAGACTCCGGTTTGGTTCTCATAGAAATTGATGACCGTCGTCCCGATGCTTAACGCCGCTGCCGCTGGCAACACACCGAGCGGGGATGGCTGAGAGATCGACGCGATAGCGATATTGGCGGATTGTTCGGACACAACCACGGGCAATGCTGGACCATCTTGCGTGAGTCTCGTTAGGGTGGTGCCGTCCCATATCGCGGGAGCACTTGCCCCGCCTGGGTCGGTCTGATTGAAGGACGCGAGATACTGCCGGGTGTCATAGACAGCGGATTTGATGAGACTGCCGGAAGGGACAAAGGACGCGGGTCCGGCTGAGATCATTTCGACTGTTGTGGATGCGATGTTGGCCTGCTGATACAGATTGCCGTCCGTGCCACACATCAATGTCGTCGGTGTCCCGTTCGGTAAGTCATAAGTGTCGGCGTACACCATCGGCGTCGGGAACGTCGGGACGGTGTCCACGATAGTCGTACCGTTAATCGTCCCGGTCAATGTCCCAGTTAACGCCGTTGTGCTGACCACCGGCGTATTCTGGACGCTGCAATCAAAGATCAGGCTACTGGTTGGCGGGTTCCCTTCAATCGCTGCTTGATGATCGGCTAGCGTCGTCTGTCTCGACCACATATAAGTATCGGCGATGATTACGAGTTCCGGGCTGAAGTATCCGGGTCCAGGCGGGTTTGAAAAGTACGCCACGTTAGGCGTCCCAACCTGGAAGCTGGGATCGCTCACCATGGCCGCTGTGTTGATCGGTAATGAATATGGCAAGCTGCCAAACGTCGTCACTTCGTCGCCGGTGCCAACATACAGCGTAATCGTCATAGCGGAGACATTGCGTGAAATCCCGATGTACGTCCATTGGTTGGCCGGGATGTGAGTGGCGAAGATGACCGGGGACATGGACACGATTCCAGCGGACGTGCCGCTATCGTGCGAATAAAGAATATTGAACCCGCTGGCACCATCGGATGTCACGGTTACGAGATAAGCGAAATGAGCGCCGGGGTTAGAGTCACCGAGGCACCCGAATGAAAGGATGCATCCGTTGGCACCGGTGGGAAACTTTACCCAGACGCCGCAGGACCAATCGGTGTTTATGTAGAGACTGGCAAGATTGCCGAAATTGACAAAGTCAAACTGGTGATAACCGCCGACGACGCAGGAGAACTGACGCCCGTAGTCGAATGCGGCACCGGGAGAGAATAAACGCTGGAGACCGGGCCGTGTCGCTACGGAACCTTGTTCAAAAGCGACATCGCTGTTCTCCGGGCTGACGCCCATCGGCAAGTCAACCGGGTCAGCGTCGCTGACGAGGGAGCCGAAAAGGTCAATCGAGATATTGGCTGTAGCTTGGGATTCGTTTGCGTTGGGCATTTATGCCACCAAGGGGGAAGTTCCCCCGCTTCCCATGAATACGGATCGTCCAAAGCGTCCAGAGCCGTATGGACGACGGCGGTATGTTTGCCGCTGCTTACGCATGTCATCGCGGTTGGCCATGCGTTCCAGCGAGGCTTGAGCCTTTGCTTCGAATGCCGCTGCTAGTGCGGACCCGCGAGTTTCGGCGAACCGGGCAGCGGTCATGTAGGACAGAGCATCGGCTACCCGCATGATCATGATGGGAGATGTGGGGCCGCTGATAGCGGGTGCATAAGTCAGATAGCGGATGGTGAGATCGACGGCCTGAGAAGCCACCGGAAGATAAAGGGCGTCCTGCCGCCAGTCCCATGTACGGTGGAATGAGTTACCCGCGTAAAAAGGCTTGCCGTCTGCCTGGGGCTTCATCTGGAGATAACGGCCATTCATCCCAGCGGGACGTTCGCCGATAATCAAAGGCTGAAGTAGATCAGTAGGTAAGGCCGGGGTTGCGGTAGTTACGCCGTCTTGAGTGAATCCGCTGAAAGTGATCTGACATTCAGAAGCGTAGTCGATCATCCGGGACGCGGGCACCGCTGGTATCACGGCTTCTTTGGTGTAGGTGCTGACGCCCATGTCCATGAGGATGTCCTGGCATGCTGAATAGGCGGAGTCCATCAGGACGAAGGTGTATGGCTGATCGTCGGCGAAGAGGTCGCCGGTTAAAGTGCCGTCCTGGAGATCGTTCAGGATGGCCCGCGTTTTAATTGCGATGTCTTCCGCTACAAGGTATGGGCCACTGTCCAAGACAGGCATGGTGAGTTCTCCCGGCCATGGGTGGCCTGAACTCTCAGGACCTTGTTACAGGCTTAGGAACGGGCTTTACTGGCGGGTTTCTCCGTTGGTGACTCAGCCGGGGGAACATAACCCTCTTGCCCTGATTCCCATTTCTGACGATCAAGAATAGATCCACAGCTATTACATTTGGCAGCGGCGGGATTGACCTTGGCAAAACAGAAACGGCAGTCGGTCATCTGGACGGGAGTAACGTCCCATTGGCGATACTGGCCGAGGTAGGAGGCCGCTTTGCGGTGGATGCTTGATAGCTGGTTGCGTTCGGTTTGGGTGCCGTTGAAAAGGATGTCGCCTTGTTGGAGGAACTTCTGCATGGTGGCGGTGAGTCTCTTCTTCGCTTCCGTCAGTTCGGTGGCGGTTGGTTTGTCCCCGGCACTGATAAAGACTCCCCAGTTCCTAAGATCATTTTCCGGGACCCCTTCGGACTCGCCAGTGATGTCTTTGGCTACGTCCCGGCCATCCCAATAATTAAGGGCCAGTTCTCCCTCGCCTTTGTCATAAAATTCAAAAACGATGGATTCAACAATAAGCGGTTTAGAAACCGTGGCCCAGTCAGCGTGATTAGCGGACCCGTTGTCACTGCAAGCCGGGATGACAAACATCCCGTGCGGCGATATCTGCCGGCGCCATTCAACCGGGTACACGTTCCAGATGTAGACTTTGGGCCGTGCGTCCCTCTCTTTCAGAAGGATCTCTGGTACTTCGGCCTTCTTACGGCGATTGAGGCCGCTGACGCTGTTAAACGCTTGTGATGCTGAGATAGCTGGCATTGATTACACCTGTTCGAATGAATTCTTACCGACTTTGCGGATGTTGGCCGGGAGATCAGATATCGTCCGATCCATGCGGATCTTGTCGATATCCGCCGTATTCGTAGCACCGCCATAGCCGATGGTCGGGCCGTAATGCAGCGGCATCGCCTCATCAAATTCGTCGGATATCCGCTGATGGTGGGCCTTCTTCTGGGCTTGCATGCGATCTTTGATCGCTATCCGTTTGTCGCTGAGCGAATAGAGATTACCGCGTTCCACGTTGATTACGATGGCACGGACCAACGCCGGGACGGGCTGCTGGTAGGTGTCGTTTATATGGAAGAGATGGACCGTTTCGTAGTCGCCGCGATGAGGGAATGGGCCGCAGGAGAGATAACCCCACGCGTCACGGTTCTGAATGTCCCACATGGCGGGAGACCCATAGAGATAGGGAGGACACCATTTTTCAAGAACGAATGCCTGTTCGGTGTAGCGGGCGATGGGCCGATATTCATAGCGGGCGACATCGGCCCAATAACCGCCGACGATCTCTTTACGGGATGGACCCCATATGAGGCGATAACGCGGGCCGCCGTATGGGTTGCTGCCGAATTCGGCTAACAGCCGATCCGCCCAGGGAGGTGCTGGCCGGGTATGTTCTTTGAGAAGTCTCACAAAGCCTCAGGACCGTGCGGAAGAGGCCATATAGACGCGAAAAGGGCCTCCCCGGTTGAGGAGGCCCTTTTCTTCAGTTGTAGGTTGCCGATTAGGAACCAGCGGTGACGGTTAAACCATCGATGTAACCATTGGCCATCGGATTGTCTGCGTAGGTTTGCATACCACATGCCAGATACGCAAGCGTCGCAGATGCCACGCCGCCTGATGGACCCACCTGCGGAAACATCGTCTGGCCCCCAAACTCAAGCAAATCAACCGGAGCAACTTCGCTACGGCCCCATGTCTTGAGGTTCAGAGCATCAACACGTCCATACTGAGCATATACGCTCTCGATTATTTTTCGGCCCGCCATCGTGACGGGTGCCGATTCTGAAAGCATATCCATCGTGGAATCTCGCTTGCTTTCCACAAGGTCAATTCTTTGTACGGTGGTGCTGAGTTGTTCCCATGCATAGGACTGGTCAGGTCCGAGGTGGAAAACGAGCCCTTCTCCAGCGGCGGTACCCAATGTCCTGCGAATCTGGTTGATTAACAGGCGTGGCATACCAACGCTTAGTGGAGCGTTGCCGCCCGATACGTGGTTGCTGCGAAGGATGGGATACGTGGTGCGGGACAGTCCCAGGTACGTCCCGGTTGTGGCCGCTGAGTTCACATACTCCAAACCAAACAAAGCGCTTGCAGCGGTGCCGGGAGCACCCGCAAGAATCAACAGATCGTTTGCGGCGGTGCCGGTCGGTACTGCTGCTACTGTGATCGTGTGGGAGTTTGCAGACACGCCTGTGACGGTGGCGTTTCCACGCGACGTACCACCTAAAGCCGGAAATACTTGAATTACCTGGCCAACGGCGAACCTATTGGCGTTGTCATTTAAGGTGATCGCATTGCCCGAGACGCTGGCGACGCTGCCTAATGTGCCGCTGCCGTCTGTGTTAAGTAACGACTCCAAACCGACCAACAGTGCATCCGTGGCATCCGTGATCATGGCCTTGGTTGCATTAGCAACAGCTTTCGTATCGCTATTCGTGGCGTATTCTGCGGCCTTTGAAATCGACATCGCTTTCACGTAATAGTTCGGCGTCAGAGTTGCTACGTCGTAGCTGGCTGATGTTCCAATTCCAAGGTCGTCGCCGTCCATGGTTTGCATGGAAATGCCGCCGCCGAGACTGGTCTTGATTGGCACACGGAGAGCACGGGATGAAACTACTTCAACACCGGCCTTTTCTTTTATGAGTGAGTACAGGCCATGGTCCTTCTGGAACCACAGCGGGATGTTTTTGCGGACCTTTTCAAGCTGTATTGCTACAACTGCCGCGTTCTGAGTTGGCATAATGAACCTCGTGAAATTCGTTGATCGAATCGCACGCTATCCACCGTGGCCAGATAACTCAGTCTTCAGCCGTGAGGCTCAGGGTGTACTCTCCCTGAAGTAACCGACGACGGATCAAGCGTTACTGATCGTCTGAAGACTCAGGACCATTGACGGGATTAATCGGCCCATGTGACAAGCTTCCCGGATCGAAGGTAAGCTTTAGAATCCATGATCATGTCCCCGGAACGCTTGTAATCTATTTCGGACGGTGATGGTGGTTTGGATAGTCTCATCACGCCGTTGGAGGTTGGCGTGCCTTTGGCCGTTGCCGTGGCCGTCGTTGGCGTAGTCCCATTGGCCGATCCAAATGCCCGCATCACACGCTTGGTTGCGTCAGGGAGATGCTTCGTTATCCTGGCCGTAAAGAACTTCGTAATTCTTGCCTTATCTCCAGACTTCAGTACCGCATCCCGTTGCTGAGCGAACGTAGGATCAGCGTTCATCAGCTTCGTCAATTCGCCGCCGACATTGGCCTCAATGATCGAATAGGATTCTTTGTCCAGCTTGCGGCCTTTGAGGTAAGGCTCCAGGCTGTCTTTAATGCCGCGCTCGATGTGCTGGCCGATGCCAGCATTGACCTCCTGCATGAAGAGTTCTGATTTGCTCTTTTCGAAGTCGGCCTTTTCCCTCAGAAACTTTTCACGCTCCGGGTCCACTTTGGGTTTAGGGGCTTCGGCTGCTAGCCGGTCAATGCCGCCAACGATGGAAGAAATCTTCTTCAGCAGGGCGGATGCTTCTGGATTGTCTTTGAGCATCGCTGATAGCAGCGAGAGATCCTGTGATACGCCCGCCTGGGACAGCGTGGAGGCCATGACCTTCGCTACCTCGTGCGTCCATCCGCTTTCATCCGCTTTGCGGAATTCGTCGAAAAGGGCGGGTGCCAGCTTTGCGAAGCCTTCTTTATTGGCGGGTTTGGCCAGGAACTTGTCCAGGACGGCCTTGTCCCCGGATTCAAACATCCGATCTATTTCGGCGAACTCCGCCTGTGTAGCGTTTATGCCGTCGAAACCGCCCAACGCCGCAAGCTGGTCCAGCGTCTCCGCTGCCTTTGCCGGTGTTTCAAAATGCTTGCGGAATTCTTGGGCTTGAAAATACATGGCCCGTAGCTCTTTGTGTTCCTTAAACACTTCCCGGAGATGTTTGGGGATTGTACGGCCATCATTAGGCGTCGGCTCCGGCTTATCGGTGGCGTCAGCGTCAACATCGGCCTGGTCTGAGTTCTCCGCTGCGGACTGGTCCCCGGCCTCGTCGCCGTTGCCGGTCGCTTCATCCGTGGAGGTGTCTTCAATACTTGTATCGATGTCGGGAGTGTCGGCGGGAGCAACTTCCACGCCCAATGCTGCTAGATCCATATGGGCTCAGGACTGCTGTAAATGGCGTGATGTCGCCATAAAAGGAGACCCCCGCATCGGATCACCCAATGCGGGGGGTATGCGAAACACACGCAAGGAATGCAGCTATGGCGAACTGCATACTTACGGTTAGATAGTCGGATTATTGAGGAAAAGTTCTCACTTACATCATTGCCGGAGCCGCCATCGGCGGTGTGGCCGGTGCCATAGATGGCGGAGGCGGTGGACCAACCTCGAAACCAAGTTCGCTCAAAGCTTGATTCTGAGCACTGGCCGGAAGATCCTTATAACTGGCACTCAAGCTTACCGATGGCGGTTTCGGCGGTGGCGGTGGAGGTGCCGCCGCTGCCGAGGCAGCATCCATAACGGCCTTCTGGCTGAGACCATAGAGCCGAACGTTGGCATAACCATTGGGATTGTCCTTTTTGGCCTTCTGGCCATCTGGGGAATTGATCCAATCGCTAACAGCTTTAAACTCATTTGCAGCGTCATCATAAATCGGGTCATTTTCAATTGAGCACTTGAATAAAGCCTGGAACGGTGGCTGAGGCGGTATCGGCTGGCCGGTCGCTATGGCCTGAGCCTTTGCAGCGGCGTACTGTTCCGCTACTTCGATGTTGGGGATGGGTCCATCGGCCAGGAGTTCGTCGATGGTGTTTAGAACCTTCTCATATATGTCGCTACCTTCGATGATCAAGTCTTCAAGGCCGAGGAGGTCTTTACCAAGAGCCATGTTTTTCGGCTGGCTCAAGATGTTGGCCATGACGGGATTGTCAGCCATGCCAAGCAATTGCAGGAAGATGCCCCGCTTATTGGACCACGACTGTGGGAACCCCTCATCCGATGACGGGTAGCATTTGAAATCGCCTTTAAGATCTTGAAGGCTGATCTGGATTGTAGACGATTTGCCCCTCTTGCCTGGGAAGCTGGTCTTTACGTCCGTATCCCGGTTCTTACAGCCACAGCGGACGGCCTGATAGATTACCGACGTGTAGCAGCGGCGGAGAGATCGATATGTGCCACCGAGTTGCCCAAGCGCATTATCTCGTAGCTGGGCGATGCCTGACGCCGTGGTGTTATCGCTGCTGGCTTGACCGAATAAAGCCTCAGTCACTCCTGAGACCTTCTCCAGGATCGGGCCGAGGAGAGCATCAAAGAACGCCACCATGTCCGGTGGCACTTCCGCCGAGGCGGATTGGAAGAAGGCATCGGCGACAGATTGGCCGTCTTTAGGTTTGGCCGGGATGTGGACATTGGGCCGAGCCTCTTCTTCCACTAACACCTGCGGATCGACCACCTCAGGATCGACATACGTGATTGAGGCACCCGTACTGAAACTCTCAACACGTATCGATGTGGATTCATTCAAAATATCCTGTATGGGGACAATCATGGCCCCAAGACTCTTGGCAGCTTGAGAATCATGGCTGTCTGGGAAAACGACGGTCCAGTGATCGTCCATGTTCTCGTTCCGTGCGTTTGCAAAAGTCCCGCCCACCATCTCGACCAGAACGCCGTCCGGGTATGTGGCCTCTAAGTCCATCCGGTCAGACTCTTCAGCTAGAGCACGGTACGTGCTGGGACGGAGCCATGTCCGACTGTAAGTAACTAACTCATCCTGTGCCTCGGTCGATCCGATAAGCTGGCTACCAGACATGACGGCCTGACGTGCTATCCGCTCGTAATCATCGTCCTCGGCACCCGGCGTGATTTTGTCGGCGATGTCGGGAAACATCGTCTGAGCTATGGTCTTGTCGATCTCATAGGAGAGATTCAAGTACGAGTATTCGGACTGGTCCCGCGTCGATATCGGGACCTTGACCTCAAGGACCCCGTAAGCGGTAATGTTCTCGCGTGAGTTAGGCACCCGTTCACCGTCTTCGTTTAGTCGGTATCCATAGGCGGCTGCTGATGTTGTCCAGCGGGTAAAAACATGGGTCCTGCCGTCCGTCCATAGATAGCGGTCCGTGTCTGAGAGTACTTGATCAACATTGGAATCTCGCTCGATGACCTTGCGTAACGATTCGGCAGCACGGGCGGTGGAAATGTCCGCTGGATTGTCGGGGTCTGACGGCTCAAACCGGACGCCGGGTATGGCCTGTGTCAGCACCGCTGACATGGCACGTGCGGTGGCTCCATAGACATCTATGTTGTGTCGATAGGCACCCTCGTCCTCTTCAACGTCGCCGGTGCCGCCTTCAAACGGTCGCCAGCAGGAACGGTCGCTATCCCAGACTATGATCTGGTCTCCCCGGATGTAGGCTCTCTGACGCCGGGCTTCTTTGACTTCGATCCTTCTGGCCGTCTTGTTTTTGCCGGTGAACTTTGCCACCAGCATCTTCAGATTCTTTTTGGTGTCGTCTGAAATATCGGCAGGAGGGTCCGTTGGCCCATCAATAGGTGCAAACATCCCCGGCAGAGGCTTAGCGGAAGTCTCCTCGTCGGTCGCTTCTATGGTGCTGGTATCGGTCATCTGGCCTTACTTGCTTGTCATGCCTTTAACCGCCGACATCAGGGATGGCGATGGTGCCGCTGATGCAGCGGAGGGGTCCGAGGCGTCGAGATCGGCGTCGGCGGAGTCGTCGGGAAGGATGGATGCCAGATGATCCATCAGCGAGGACTTATCGGGATGACTTTCGGCACCGTCACCGGCATCTGTGACATAGCCTGAACCGGTTGGATCGGTTGAGATCACTATATGGACCGTCTGGGTGTGATCTTCGTCCTTAGACTTCGGTCTTGACCCGCTCATTTTCTTGACCGGCTTGGAATCCGAGTCGTCCTGGTCCATCATCTTTCCGTATGCCGGATTGGCGTAGGTTTTCCCGCTTTTTGCTGTGTACATGTTGATCAACTCCCCCGTAAAATGCCTCGTCCAGCATGCGAAGGTTTCGACCGACCTTGTTAAGTGCGGCCTCCTTACGTGCTCTCCGGTCACGCATCGATAACCTGACGCGGAACGGCTTGAGCAGCGCTGGTGCTACGGTCTCAGGACCTTGGGCGACGTGATCGGGGACCGAGGATAGCGTCAGAAGGTTATTGAGGCGTTCGTTCTCGCGTTTTAGATCTTCGATCAGGGTGAGGGCTTCGCCCAAAGCGTCACTGTTGAATGGGTCGGTTATAAATTGCTTCAGCATTTCGAGCATCTAGTGACGCCTCCTACGTTTAGGGTGAAAAGACGTTGTCTTCCGCTTTTGCTCATCGTCAAAGCGGAGACTGGCGAGATAAGCCTGGGTCAGGTTGCCGCTTGCAATGAAGGGGGCCATCGCTTCAGCCCTCAGCGTGTCCGCTGGTTTCTCATTCAGCTTTCGTCTCGAAAAAGTTAGATAACGTAGGTCGTCGAGGACATCGTCTGATTCCGCGTCCGTCTTCAGAACGTCTTCCAGCTTCTTCGGGTTGGTCAATGCCATCGGTATCGCGTCGATGGTCTTTGGACACTGGTCAGATATCAACAGCGTTGAATACTCCGTGTCGCCGTTTAGAAGTTCGTGAAGATACCGCCAGCCCTCTACCCGGTTATTCGAAGCGGGAACAGGCCGGGGAAGCTTATTGGCCACCATAATGTCCCCGATGATCTTCTGCCTGGAATTCCCCTCGCCGCATGCCTCCGGCGACAGAAAGAAACGCTGTAGCTTCTGGCCGCGATTTAGGCGGATGATCTCCTGTGCCAATGCGGATTCACCGAGGCCGGTTACGACATACTCGCGATATTTGACGGTATGTTCTTGCTTGGTGCCGTTGGGAGAATAACGGTTCAGGGTGCATGCCCAGGAAACGGACGCTGCATGCTGGAATCCGATGTCCATACTGATCCAATGCGGTTGCCATGGCTGAGATGCGATCAGTTCAAGAACTTCGTCATGATGGATGACAGAACGCGCTCTATCAAAGCAGTCGAAATAGGCACCTTCGAAGGTGTCCCATGAACCGATCAGATAAGCTTGCCGCTGAGCGGCGGGCAGCGACTCAAGAGCGGCGATATACGCCTGATCGTTGGCATAGGTGGCGTTATCCCGCAAAGTGGATTTAATGAATTTGTAGTGTTCCGGCTTGTACTTGCCGGGTTCCTGGCCGGGATACGGTTCCTTGCGTAACCAGTTGGCACGGATAAAAGCATGGCCCGGACCTCCCGGATTCGTGGTCATGATCATCCGTGGGAACACGGGCCTCCCGAACATGTCCGTCTTGATCGGCGTTCGGTTACAGCCTTTCAGATTCTCAAATATGTACGGGGTGAACTCGCTGAACTCTTCAATGACGATCAGGCCATAGGAGGCACCTAAATACTGCCTGACGGATATCTCATGCTGGCAGGCACCGAAGGTGATCGTAGACCCGTTATCGAATGTCACGATGCCGGAAGTGCGGTTAAATGCGTGGGGATTGCTGCTATAAACCCATCCGGGAAGTTTGAGGAACTCTTGAACCACCGTCCTCTTCAGATCTTTAAGAATGCGGCGGAGAAACAGGACATTGATACCCGGACAGCGGTGGCATGTCATGATCGCTTCCCAGATCGCCGCGTGGGTCTTGCCGCCGCCTCTCGAACCGCCAAAAACGGTGTACGGACAGTCTGAGGTGTGAAGTTCTAGCTGTTTTTCTTGCGGACGGTAGAGGACGACGCCGTTTATGGTGAAATCGGGCGGGATGTACTCGGATGATTGCGGAATCGGCGTCAACAAAGACTCAGGACCCGCTTTTTAGGGACAAAAGAGATTAGAAAGACTCTTGGGTATCGGCGTTTTCGAGGAGTTGGGCCGGTTCATCGGTGTCGATGAATGGCGGATTGATTGGGGGGAGCATGCGGGAATCTATGAGCACAACTGTTGCTCCTCCCGCTGCTATAGCGTCGGTCTCTTCTTTCGAAGGCTGAGGCCGTCCATCAACCCTATTCGCTAGTTGCTCAATCGCCGCCAGAGCCACCTTCGGATCGTCCGACCGGGAGAGATCGTACAGGCGTCTGGCTATCTCATCCGCTTTGCACCGGCTGACCTTCCGGTCATCTGGGTTTTCGTTCATCAACCGCATCAAAGCTTTACGGATCGACTTGTTACTTTCCGCTGGAGCACTACCGGAAGACAGACTGGTATGACCGGGAAGGAATGCGTGAGGCGAGGGATTCTCTTTGGAAAACTGAGCGGCCTTCCGTGGTGCATAATCTGGGTCCATAAAGTTGGGATTCCCTTTGGGATTGGGGCTGTGTTTCGCCTTCCAGGGACGCTTCGGCATCGGCGGGCCGAGGTCAGTCTTCCACCAGTCCATGGTTTACAGAGCGAGTGGGACCCCATTATTTATTTGTGCCCCGTACTGAGTGGCGTAGAAATTAAAAATCGAGTTCACCGCTGTTTGCATGTCCGAATCACTACAAAACGTGCCGGACAACGATAATGTGATGCCCGCCGCGATATCGGCAAGGATCGTCGATGAATATGAGAGGCCGGGAGCCATATATGCGGCGTAGTACATAGGCTGCATGACTATCGCATTCGCAAAGGCGAGACGGGCCGTGTGATTGCTTACCGATGTAGCTTCATTGAATACCGTATTGCAAACCTGTAAGAGAGCACCGCACACCTGCTGAGTGAAGGCGGTGCTGAGAAATGTTTGAGCCTGGGATACGAGAGATGCTGACATAGAAATCCTTTCTTATGTGGTGCGATAGCCGAAGCTGCCTGAGATCGTGTGCGACGCGGCACCATAACTGGTGGTGTTATTACCGCCCGCGTAAACCGTGAGTGAATTGCTTGACGAGGCTGTAGCCGCAACCAAGGGATTATAGGTCGTCGCCGTGGTGCTTGTGGTGCCGGAGACGGCGACCGTGGAAGCATAGACAGAGTTGACTGGCAGTGTCATAACGACTGATACCGCTGCTGTGCCGCCAGTCGTAAAAGTAACTTGAAACGTGAGGAAGGTGATGGGTCCAATGGTCAAATATTGAGCAAACGTGATCGTTAAGCCGCTGATTGTCATGCTGCCGGTGCCGGTCACGGTCGGCGTGTAGTTGACCCAACCGCCCATCGTGCCTGTGACGGCGGAGGACATCGCGATACCAGATGAGGTAACCGCTATCGCATTGGTACCGGCTAGATTGCGGAGATAGAGGTTTGGCGTGTCGATGTAGATAGCACCGGGCGGGCTGCTAACACTTCCAACGGCGATCACGCGAGGATCGACTCCAGGGAGTCCGGGGCAGAGAGTGATTGCGCCTCCAGACCCAGCGGCAGAAAAGATGTTGGAGTTGTAACCACTGTTAACGTTGCTGAGGACGAGGCCAGCTACACCAGCATTAAGGCCGGTCGCGTTCACGGTCGGAACGGTTGTCCCGTCACCGGCTAAGCCGGTATCGTTGAGAGTGGTGCCGGTTAGGCCGGACGCTATCTTTCCCGTCGTAGTTGGTGATGTGCCGCCAGCGGTCGTGCGATACACGGAGTATGTGATGGCCCCCTCCGGCGATGTCACAGCGGTCCAGGTGATCGTGCTGTAGTTTGTCGCCGATAGCGTGGCGTTTCCTGTCGAGGTCAGACCGTAGGAAAAGCCTACTGTGGACCCGGCTGTGGTTGATCCATCCGGCAGGACAGCGACTACGCTGTACCGATAGCTACTAGTGCCAGCCGTGCCGCCCTGTGTAATGGTAGGTGGTAGCGGCGTAGCGGTGCCTGTCGCGGTGACGCCGGAGGCTGTCAGGTTGCCGTAAGGTGAGACCGTGATCGGCAGCGAGGCTGAGATATTGTTGGAGGCATCTACGGCGAATGCAACGTTAGTAGACCCGCTGGGTGCCGCTGGGAGTGTGGAGGAGAAATTGAGGTTGGACATTGGGTTCCTTTAAGTACAGCGGTAAAACGCCTCGAAGATGAAGCCATAGTTCGTCGCGGTGTAATTAGCCAGACCTGACAAGGCAAAAGCGAAGTATGGACCGCTAGGCAGCGTGAAGCCGCATCCGGGGGCATACACAGAACTGACGCCGATGATCAGTGAGGCGACTGAGGGGTTTCCGACCGGCGTCACAGGGCAACTAACATAGACATAATTGGAAACTGTTCCTGCAACGGTCAAGTTGCCGTACAACTTGACGAACACCCACGGGCCGATGCGAATGTATTGCGCGTCAGTGAAAGTCACAGCGGAGGTGGTCATGGAGCCCGACGCGGTGACTGTCGGCGTGTATGTCAGCCATCCGCCGAGGGTTCCGGTGATTGCTGCTGACGACGCTAGACCAGCGGCGGAGATGCCACCGGATGCGGTGAGCGCCGCTACTGTCTGAGTAGTTCCGGTGAACGTGTTGCTGGCCGCGAGAAGGGCGTATCCGGTGGAATCATCGACTCCGCCGACGCCGGTGGAGACGCCGGTGCCATTGACCGCTACGGTCAAGGCTGACTGGACGGTTATGATTTGCCGCCAGACGGGAGTCGATGACATGGCGTCGTACTCCAGAGCGATGTTGCTGTTAGCCGCCAGGGTGATGCTGGCGTTGTTTGATCCGGCGTTATAGATGTTCGTGCCGTTGCCGGAGATAACGCAGGAAGATGTGGTGACGTTGTTCAGTAGTAGTTGCTGTCCGGCCATCGGCGATGCCGGTAACGTCTCTGTCGTTACTCCGTTCAGCACTAACGTGTAATCGCTGCTTGTCGCGGTGTCGGTGGACGTTGTTACTACGCGGACGTGGCCATTTTGTCCGGCACCGAATGTCTGAATGCCGGTGAAGGTGTTCGCGGCGAGTGACGCGGCACCTAATGATGTCAATGCGGCGGACGCTGTAGAAGCATTCGTGCCGCCGCGTGAGATTGGAAGGACGCCGGTCCATCCGAGCGTGAGCGCCTGACCGGAGATGGTGCCGGTGATGTTGGTGTCGTTGACGACTGATTCTACGGTGGTGGAGGGCAAGTCCGCCGCTACAAGTGAACGTAAAGACGCGGTGCCTGTCGAGCCTGATGGGGTGGCGAGTACCTGATTAGCCGAGCCGGACGGCGAAGGCCCTGTAGCTCCTGTCGGTCCGGTTGATCCCGTAGGCCCTGTTGCCCCGGTCGCACCGGCAGCCCCGGATGTTCCGGTGGCTCCCGTGGCTCCAGCCGGGCCGGTGGAACCGGTTGGGCCCGTGGCACCTACAGCCCCTTGCGGTATGCCGAAATTGAAAGTAGCAGCGGATGAGGTGCCGCTGTTGCTGACTGTCGCCGAGGAGCCAGCCGCTAACGTGGATGTCGTTCCTACGGCAATCGTGGCCGCTGAACCGCTTGCTCCGGTTGCGCCGGTAGTCCCCGCCGTGCCACTGGCTCCGGTCGGACCGGTAGGCCCGGTTGGACCTGTAGGGCCTGTCGCCCCCGTAGCCCCAACACTACCCGATGAGCCGCTAGAACCGGTAGCTCCGGTAGCTCCGGTAGCTCCTGTAGCGCCCACCTGGGCGAGGAGTTGCCAATAACCCGAACCGGTGGAGGGTGCCTGACCTGTGCCGTTAGCTATTGCTATCCATGAGGAGCCGTTATAGGAAACCGCGTTTGTGGTGACGTAGGCGGTTGAACTGCTCCATGGCCCTAACCAGATGACGCCGGTGGCTCCAATAGACGCGAGGAGTGACCAATAGGAAGGGCTTGATGAAGGCTGTTGGCCGGTGTTGCCCACGAGACAGTAATAAGCCGAGCCGTTGTAGAGGACAGCCTGTGTAGCTGTGTATGTAGTGGAGCTACTATATGCATCCTGCCATGAAAGTCCGGCGGCCCCGATCGAGGCGAGGAGAGACCAATACGAAGGACTGGAGGCCGGGTTCTGACCTGTGTTTCCGACCAGACAGATATAGGCGGAGCCGTTATACTGAACCGCCTGGTTCGCGGTGTATGCGGTGCTGAAGCTATAAGTGCCCTGCCAGGAAATGCTTGTGCCTTGAGGACCGGTAGCCCCAGTCGGACCTGTGGGGCCGGTGCTTCCGGTCGGCCCTGTGGCCCCGGTGGTGCCTGATCCGGTTGCCCCGGTCGAACCGGTTGGGCCTGTAGGGCCGGTGGCCCCGATGGAACCAGCGGCACCAGCAGTTCCAGTGCTGCCAGTTGGCCCGGTCGGACCAGCGGGACCCGTAGGTCCGGTGATTCCTTGGATGCCTTGGGCACCTGTCGCACCTGCTGAGCCTGTCGCCCCGGTGACTCCTTGGGCTCCAGTCGGGCCGGTAATACCTTGGATACCTTGAGGGCCGGTTGCCCCGGTGGCTCCGGTTGGCCCTGTGATGCTCGATCCTGTCGCCCCGGTAGATCCAGTTGCTCCGGCGACTCCTTGCGGTCCTGTCGGCCCAGTAGGTCCGGTCGGTCCAGTGGGTCCTGTGGGTCCTGTGGCCCCAGAACCGCTACCAGAACCAGACGGGCCGGTGGGTCCAGTTGCTCCGGTTGGGCCTTGAGGTCCGGTCGGCCCGGTAGGGCCGGTTATGGATGAGCCTGATGGTCCGGTGGCTCCAGTAGCTCCGGTCGAGCCTGTTGGCCCTGTGGGGCCTTGAGCACCGGTGCTTCCCGTGGCACCTGTTATGCCCTGAATTCCTTGCGGGCCAGTTGGGCCTGTTGAGCCTGTCGGGCCGGTGCTTCCGGTTGGCCCGGTTGTGCCTACTCTGGTTGCTCCTGTGGCACCGACCGGACCTGCGGAACCGGTTGGACCGGCGATACCTTGAGGGCCTGTAGGCCCTGTGTTTCCGGTAGGCCCAGTGCTGCCCGCCGATGTGCTCTGGGTCCAGTAGAGGGGGTTGGTGTCCGGTTCTTTGTTTGAACCCGCTCCAACGGCGAGATAGCTTGATCCGTTGTAGAGGACAACGTCATAGACGTTGTAAGTTGTGATCGAACTCCAGGCTCCTCGGAAGTTGAAGCCTTGACCTTGTGAACCGGCTGCACCTTGAGGCCCTGTGGCCCCAATTGCTCCGGCTGGACCCGTGGGTCCGGTTATTCCGTTGGTCCCCGCTGGTCCTGTGTTGCCGACGCTGGCGAGTAGAGACCAGTAGCTAGACGAACTGGATGGGGTCTGATTGGTGGAGGAGGCTATCGCAATCCATGAGCTACCGCCATATGACACAACGTCATTTGGCGTGTATGCCTGAGTGGAAGACCATGCGGATAACCAGGTGAACGGCGTGAGAAGACCGCTGGAGCCGAGGCTCAGATCTTGAGCGATGTACGGGTGAGTAAGTGCCGATCCATACGCCTGGATTGTGTAGGTACCGGCAGCGGCATAGAAAGAGATTGTGCCCGTTCCGTCTGGCGTGAACGGGTTTGATAACGGCGTGATTCCCGCTGGGTCTTGGTAGATGGAAGCTAGAGGAGATCCGGGATACAATGACAATCCGGTGGCGGGTATGCCTATGGCCGCTTGCACGAGGACGGCGACGTTGACGTTGACTATGGGCCGTCCGAATGAGTCGGTGAATGACTCGCTGAACTTGTAGAGGGACATTTAGTTTGGGCTCCTGCGGCGTCGGCGGGTCTGGCGGGACGGAATCGGCGGTAGAACGGGTGTGGATTGGATGGAGGAGTTGAGACGGGATAATGCCCGCTTCTGTTCCGACTCCCGAATCTCGCTGTAATTGGCATGGAGGGATTCCCGCTTGATCACTTGCGACATCTCGCGATAGGTCATGCCTAGCTGCTCCGCTGCTATGAAAGCGGGGACATCGGCACGGGCCAGAGCGGTAATTTTGTCGAGGAGCGTCACATGGACTCAGGACCTTGCGGGGGCGGATGTCTCCGCTGTAGAAGTGGCGAGAGGATTGGAGCGGATTGCCGGACATTGCACCGGCGTTTCGATGCTGGTAGCATCGTGGCTTCCTGTTTAGCCGATCTCCGCTTAGTTGAGAACCCGACGCCAGCGAGTCTTTGGCGTGATGGGATGTTTATCTATCCGCTTGCGATTGGCCTGTTTCGGGCGGTCCCATGTTCCCCCGCCAGCGGGACCTTCGTTGATCCAACCGGCAGCACGGAGCGTGGTGCCAGGTTCGGTGTCCAGGATGTAGGTGATGATTGACTTGTATCCCATGGCCTTTGCTACCTGGGCGGCTGCTGAATACAGATAGCTACAGGTGTTGGCGGTGCCATCGGTGCATAGGCGGGAGACTTCAGCGGTGAGGCCGTCATCCAGCATGCGGGCCGCTGGTCTGCCAACGATGACGACGTCAACGAGGTTATCGGCGTCGTCATAGGCACCGAGGCTGAACTTGTGGGTCTGGACCTTCTGGTGATGCCGATGTAACGCCGTTACAAAGGCGTTGGATTCACGAAGGTGAAGGGGTTTCCGGGTCACTACAGGCTCAGGACATCGGGATCATTACGGTTTGCCCGTGGATTTGGCGAATGCGATCTCAAGGCGGGAAGCCGCTATATCGCAGAGGCGTTCGTCTATCTCGATGCCGATGGCATGGCGTCCGCTGTGGACTGCGGCGATGAGGGTGCTTCCGCTTCCAGCGAAGGGGTCCAGGATCAAGTCGCCGGGTTTGTTGGCCTTGTGGATCAGGTATTCGAGCAGGGCGATGGGTTTGGGGGTCGGGCAGAAACGGTAGTCAGCTTTGACCGCTGCGAAGCGGAGAATGGCGGAGTCACGGGACCCGGACAACTTGCCAGTGTTGCGGACTTGGATAAGTTCCCAGGTGGGCTTCCAACAGGTGTTAGGATCTCCGCCTCCACCGACGTGGCCGCCTTTGGACCAGACTAGGTGCTGACGCCATCTACCGGGCCATGGACGCATCGGTGAGGCAAACGCGATGGTGGGGGCCTTCTGGTAGTGATCGAGGACCAGAGTGCCGATCTCCTGATCCTGATCGCCAGCTACGTGGTAGCTGGAGTCTGATCGTCCATGATTGGTTAGCTTGATTCCGTAAGGTGGGTCGGTAATCACGATGCTGGGGGCCGGGAGAGTGGGAAGAAGGTCGAGGATGTCGGCGTTGTAAATGGTGATGCCGGATCGGGAATAGTATGGGGTCACGCTATGGGCTGGATAGTCGCCGGATGCTGAATTACTGGGACTCGCGGTGCCAGCGGCGTAACCGTGCTAACGCGGATGCGATCACCTGCGGGAGTCTGGCCTCGGAGACGAAGGAACGCTTAGACAGCGTCCGCATGTCCCGGATTGGCCTGGTATCCGCTGATCCTAGGCCGAGGTGCAAGGTCAGTACAAGTGCCTGCTCGGTGGATAGTGCTGCCAGTGCTTTGGTGACGTATTCGCTGGATAACATCGTCTCCAGGGAACCGTCGTCCTCGGCCTCCAGCGTGGCTAGAAGGCCGGTGTCAGCGGCGTCCGGGGTCTCAGCATCCCAGTCGGGATCAGCGGCTAGCAGCGGATCATTGACCCTGCGGTATCTGGCGTAGCTGGTGCATAGTTGCCGCTGGATGGTGGTCTTGACGTATAGCCGGTGGTGACGATGTTGTGGCTTGACCTTGAGAAGCTTTATCCGGCAGTCTTGGGCCGCGTCCTCGGCGTCCTCGCGACTGGCACCGTAGGTGCTTCGGAATCTCTCATTGACGGTCAGAAGCCATCCGTCGTACTCAGCGATGAGTTCGGCGTCTGTTAGCGGGATGTCTGGCGGTTCGGTGGACGCGTCCTGCGGACGCGAAGGAACAGAACGGCGTCGTAGGTCCAGGCTGGTGGGGGGAATCGCGTGGGCGTCGCCGGGACGCCGGGAATGATGCCTCTGGGCCATCGGTGGACGGATGCTGGCGGTTATTGTGGATCTCGGATTGGTAGCTGGCAGATAGAAGCCTCCTACCATGCGGTGCCGTAGTCGAGTTATCGGGTGCCGTAGTCGAGTTATCGGGATCTACATCGGAGACGTGGCGAGCTACCTCCATCTCGGATGCGAGGACCCGGTACCATCTAAGGTGTTTCTGAAGCTTATAAGACTTGTCTTAGCCTAAACGTCCGTATAGAATTAGCTCATGGCCAGTTACATCGCATACTATAGAGTCTCGACCGATAAACAAGGGGCCAGCGGCCTCGGATTGGAGGCTCAGAGATCGGCTGTTACTGGTTTTGTGCGGGCCGGGGAGTTAGTTGGCGAGTTCACGGAAGTCGAGTCCGGGAAACGGCACACAAACCGGCCAATGCTGGCCGCTGCTATGGCTGAGTGCCGCAAGCGTAAAGCCGTGCTGGTGATCGCCAAACTAGACCGATTGGCCAGGAACGTCCATTTCATTTCTGGGCTCATGGAATCGGGAGTCGAGTTCACCGCTGTGGACATGCCACAGGCATCGAGACTCACGATTCATATTCTTGCTGCCGTGGCCGAACACGAACGCGAGATGATCAGCCAGAGGACAAAGGCAGCGTTAGCCGCTGCTAAGGCGAGAGGCACTGTCTTAGGCAATCCGAGATTAGCGGAGGCCAGGATCAACGCCGTAGCAGCTACCAGAGCCACTACATCACCAGATGTGGTCCGGCTGATGGTGGAGGCCAGGAACCAAGGGGCCACGCTACGGGATATATGCAAGAAACTCAATGGCCTCGGCCTGAAAACGTCTCGCGGGTCTGTCTGGTACACCGGAACCGTGGCGTCTGAACTGAAGCGGGTGGCCTGATTCCAGGCTAATCGGAAACGATTAGCTTTTCTCTGGGCCGGGTCGATCAGCGATGCTGATCGGGGTTTAATGGTGCCAATTCTCTAGCATCCTCTTGGTTGACTTTATAATACAAAGCGGATCTATAAATTCCGTAAATACCGTCATAGTTTCATCCGGCGTGATCACGCCGCGTGGTGTTGTGGGCTGCCTATAGCTTGCCTTCCCAGTGGCCAGATATTCAAGAATCTGATCCTGTGACGAGATGCGCACCGGAGCAACCCGGCGCTCTATTCCACGGGTCAACTCATCAACCGGGAACAGGCTCAATAGCTGGCGTCGTAAGGCGTGAGCCGTGGTGCGATCCCGGAGACAGTCAGAAGGATCTTTGGCGGGACAGTTGTGGATGTCCCAGGTCTTAATGCTATGCCAGCCTTTAAACTTCTTCGCGAGGTAGCGGGCGGACTCAATGCCAGCACCATCCCGGCCTACCTGCTTCCCGGCTTCATTGTCCAGCATCAGCTCAACGGCCTTCACGCCTAAAATGCCGAGGTAATCGATGTGGGCCTCATTCAGCCTCTTGCTGCCGGAAGAGATCACAGGCACATGGGGAGCCAGTAGCCGGACCGCGAGCACATCGAAGAACCCCTCTACGATCAGCACTCGACCGTAGATCTTAATGCTCCGCAAAACCCAGTCCGTGTCCCCGAACCAGGACGGATGACCTTCTTCCACCGGCAGACCGAGGTTGACATATTTTGTGGGTTGTCCGTTTATGCAGAAATTCCACTGGGGATAAAGCTTGTAATGCGTCAGGATCGAACGGTAATCAAGCTGAGGAAAAACGATTGAAGGTCCCAGCTTCATTTGCGTGGGGATGTAGAATACCCTTAGATCGCGTAGTATGGGGTCTAGATTCGATTCTATGAGGCGGAGGCATGGTTCCCATCCTCGGGCGGGGATAATCTTCTTAGCCGCGAGGGAGAAACGATCTCCCAATCCCTTCGGCGTGACAAACTCATCGTAAAACTTTGTGGTCTCTGCGATGAGCCAGTGGATGTCCTTCCAGGGGCCTTTGTCCTTCCAGGACGCGCCTCGAAATAACTCAGATGAGGAAATCGGCATGTTACGCCTCCACCGGGTCCAGATCCAGCCGCCAGGGGGCCAGGTGCTCGTGCATGCATGCACAAGGCACACAAATCTGAAACCCCATGTATGCGGGATACATTGATGCTGTTTCAATGGTGTCTCCCTCACCGTGGCAACGGGGACAATCAGGATCAGAGATCATCAAATGCCGGTGCAGGGTGATCACCCGGAAGTCTGGCGGTACTTGTTTCGCCATGGTTGGGAGTGATTTCTTTAGGCTCAGTATCGATTTGATGCCGCGATCAACCCACCAGCGTTTATGAGGCGGGAGACCACGCCAGTGATACCACATGATCCGCTGTAGTTCAGCGGGGGAGAAACCAGCGAACTCCTCGTCACGGGTAAAAGCATAATCCAGCGGATCGAAGTCCTCGTCCGTGATCCTGAGCGGATGCTGAAACTGCCGGAGTTTCTCATACGGATCTCTGGCACATCTGTCGTCCAGGAACGGGGAACCGGATTTGTGAACGGGAATAATGTCTGTGGGTCTACCGTTTACCTGATCCGAGATTCCGCTTTCGCAAGCGGCGAACCCATCCCGATCCGGTTGACGGGAATTATAATCCCGTGAAGCCTCATCCTGATTTATGTTCCCGCTGGGGATGTGTTCCCGGTTCGGTAGACGGGAACTATGATTGACCTGACCCGCTTGCCTTGTCCCTGACGGGAGAAGCCTCCCCTCCTTCAGCGGACGCTTCCCGCGTCCGTGGTTTTGTCCGTTGCTTTGGGTTTGAAGAGAGAGAGAAAAAAAAGAAGGCGTAGCCGCGTCAGCGGCGTGAGCGGCGATAGCCGCGTTCTCGTCCGCGATAGCGGACCCGGCAAAGCCGGTCTCTTCTCTTCTTTTCTTTTCTATTCTATTCTCTTCTGGCTTGATAAGATCTTGACCCACTCTTGAGTGACTCAAGACAACCTCAAGAGGGACTCTTGATGTTGCTACCAGATTCGTACTATCAGGTTTATTCCCGTCTTCATCAGCGGGTTTCTCCGCCATGAATCTCGCCAGCTTATCCTTCGGCAAGGTGGCACCTTGTTTGTATCTGCCGCGTAAGGACTCCGCCATCAACCTTCCCGGTTTATCCGATCCCGTCCACCATCCCCATTCAGTCCCGTCCTTATCCTGGAACCGGAACAACAGCTTCGTCCGTTCAAACTCATTGAACATGGCCTCCACATCGTCAACGCTGATGTCCGGTCGGTTGTAAGAATAAAGGTCCCGGTGGACCAGTATCGGATCACATTCAAACGTTCCGTTCCCCAGGCCCAGCGTCAGCAATAAGGCCAGTTCCGCCCGGTATCGCACCGGCTGGACGTTTCTTAGTTTCTTGCTCCGCGCTATCGAATCCCCGCAAATATATCTCTTTGGCATCTCGCCTCCTTTTTTCCCCTACTGCAACGCCGCTGTGTCATCCATGTCCATCGCCGGGTATCGGCCCATCATGCGCTCATGTTCCTGGTCCTGCTTCGCCAGTCTGGCTGCCCTGCCGCGTCCCTTTTTCTTTTTCTTTGCTATTTCGTCTTCCATCTGCGCTTCCAGGTGAATATTGGCCGACACCTCGGCCCGGTGTGCTTCATACGTGGTCTCCCGCATATAGCGTGTCCGCCGATCAGCTTTCACATAGAACGGTTCGAAGTGAACCGAACGTCGCGACTTCATTTCTGAAATTTTCGAGGTTGCGGTGGCCTTCAGTGTCTCGCCGTGGTAAAAGACATTAATGATCAGGTCAAGGTCCCTGACGGCATCGGTGAATGTGTCCACATCGGTGCCGTCGTAGACGCCATACTCTGCGGCATCGGGAGCCCACGCCGCCGCTTTCTGGAAGCCTGCCTTGTTCACTTGCAGCGGGGTCATCACCACAATGCCTTTTCCGTCTTTATAGGTTTGGGTCAATCCCTGGGCATGATGAAATATCTTGGAGATAGCTTCTCGCCTATCGTTGCCCTCGTAGTTCAGCCGTCCAATGTAATCGACCGCCAGTACATCGTATGGCAACGCTGACCCGTTTACCAGCTCGACGATCTCCGGCCACGTCGAGGCATGATAAGCATCAAGCTTACCCGGCAACGTCTTACCCGACTTCAGTTCTTCGATTAGGAGCTTCAGGTTTTCTTGATGCTGCGGAGTTACCTCTTTGGGATGAGATTCCCAGTAATCGAGAGCCGGTAGGTTGATCTTGTTCTGGTAATGGAGATGTAGCCATGCTATGCGCTTCCAAGCCTCCATCGGGGGGAACTCTAGAGGTATGAGCAGAATCCGCTTTCCGGCCCGCATCATGTTATAGATCATCGTCATCATGAACATGGACTTGCCCTGATTGGTAAAACCGGCGATGCCGACTGTACGGAGTTCCTGCGATGGTCCAATTAGCTGGGTATCGTCTATGCCGGGAAATCCAGTAAAGCATCTCTTCTCGTCAGGGTCTTCTAGCCTGTCAAATAAGTCCTTCTCAACCAGCGATAGGTTATCCCGGAAGTCGCCCTCGACGCTGCCAGCGTCATAGATATCCTCCAGCATCCTTTCCCGGATGTAGCGTTTTGCATCCGCCACGCCGGACCATGGTCTGTTCTTGTCTTTTGGGTTCTCGACTGACCCGGCGACGATCTTCTTGGCAGTGTCATACGTGATCTCATGGTGGATGCGTCTCGCCTCGGTCAAGGCCACCGCCAACGCCAGATCCCAGTCCGTGGCGTCCCGCCTTCCCGAGTTAGCATCGTCATCGATGTAATCGATGGCCTTTAGGTATTCGGCCTTCTGCTGGAGGAAAACGTTCCTGATGCGGAGTCCACATGTCTCCGTCAGTTCCGGCACCGCCAGGATGAAGTCGATGAGATCCTGATGACACTCCGGCATCTCGTTCTTGTATCTCGCGTAGGACTGGATCACAAACAAGGCCCTGGAAGGCTCCATGTCGTAACAGTGTAGGGACTGCTCCTGACAGAACGTCAGTGCCTCCCGTGCCTTGGCCAGTTGGTGTAACTCGACTTTGCCGTCCATGATCATGCTGATTATGGTGTCTAGCATGACTCGCCTCCGAGATAGAAGCCGCGTCTGGATAGCCGGGACCGTCCGGTCCCTTGATAGTTGGTGTTCGCCATATTTCCCCCTTGCGTGCTTTCGCGGTCTTACGCCGCTGTTACTTCCAGTTCCCGCCGCGTCAAAGACATCAGATGATCCGCATAGCTCCGTGAGAGGCAATAGCTGATCCTGGCCCGGTTCATGTGTGTCTCGCTTTCTTCGGCGTGTCTCGCCACCAGCCCCAGCGTTACCAAGCGTTGCAGGGACTTAATAGCCGTGGGATGGCTGAGTGAGCACATCCGGCAGAACTCGGAGGCAGTGGCTCGATGTAAGTCCGGCAGTGAATCAGCAAGATACATCAGAATGCATTTACCGCTGAACGGTATGTCCCGGTCATCCATCATGATTTCCAGGTTTATTGGTGAGTGGTTACGTTCGATTGTGGACGTGGTGGTGACTATAGCTGGCATGATGCCTCCTTCTGGTGGTGACTCACAATGGTTAATACCGCGTAGCTTTCGCGCTTCCGCGAACTATTTTGTGGTCGGTTGGACTTGCTTCAAGGCTGATGTTTATTTCATCCGCCATAAGCGTTGTTCAAAAGCGGGTTAAGGAATCTCGGGCACCCCGAAAATAAAGTTGGTGCCTGCCGTCCATTCGTCATAAACGGTTAAATCCGCCTCATGCTGGCGTAGCTGGCGGATCAGCATATCCAGCCGGTCCACGTTCATGGAAGAGACGAAATATTTGATCCGGTTATCCGGCGTTACTGTGATCCGTGGCCGCCCGAAGTTGTGGACGCCATGATGCCGTTTGCCGAATACCGGATCGAAGTCGAAATAGAAAACGGTGTTGTCGTAGCCGAGGTCTGTCCGCTTCATGCTTCCGCACAATGCCGCCAGGGATGTCGCCGCCGCTAATGCTTCATGGCGTTCGGTTGAGGTTTCGGTGTTTAGCCGTTGATTGTTAAGAGTGGTTAAATTTTGTGCCATACCGAGGATTCGGTAGTCGCAAACTTTGTTTACTGTGTGTTTTGGGCGGGCGGAATGGCTTCTCGAAGCGGTCCTGAGCCCATATGCCAGACCGTTTTCAAACAGCAGAAGAAGCGATCCTAAAAACTCTGAAGCTGCATCCGCAACTGACCATGCCTCAATGCCATCGCGTTTCCGGCCTCGAAGATCGAACCGAGTCCCGGCGTCTGGTCGATCAGCTTACGCGTGACGGGATTCTGATATTGGTCGATGAGGGCGGGACCAGATTTTACAGCCGGTCTCCCGAGTTGGGCATGGACGATCCGCCGCGATCACCAGAACCGGTGCCACCGCCGATACCCGAACCACCAACCCCTACGGCACCGGCCAAAGTCGAAGCACCAGCGGAGACCAGGCCCACGGTCCAGTCCACAGCGGAGACACGGCCACCGGCCATAGTCTCGCCGCCGCATGTGAAGACATCCCGATACCCCGGCGTATGTTTTGACCGCACAACCCAGCGATGGAGGTCATTTTGCACCGTTGGCGGGAAAACGAAAAATTTGGGAAGCAACTATCCGAGCGAGGAGGCCGCGTTTCGGGCGCGGGAAGCATTCGTGCAAGAACATCACATACAGTCAAGGCCATTGGCCACAGACGCCGTGCCAAAGGCACAAGAGGCCACGGCACCGTCACCCGGTGGTCCCGCTGTAACAGCGGAACACACGATCCACGTCTGCCGCCTGGCCGTCTATTCAGCATCCGAAAAGATGCGGCAGGAGTTGGTGATAGACCGGATGGTCCGGGCCGAATTAGCAGCGGCCAGGACAGCGGGCCATGCCGGTGCCGTCGTCATCTACAGCGATGAGAGCGGTAATGTCACGGGCCGGGAGACGGTCAAGTTCTAGCGCCGTTAATCACTGTCGGCATAAATTTCGCAATCCCACTCACCGGATGCCGCCCGCCGCATTGCGTGAGTGTCGCCTCCCTGCATTGACTCGCGTAACTTCTTTACACCAGCCGGTGTCTGGTTCCTTTTCGCTTTCTTTTGTGTTTCGCGTGCCTCGTCCTGCCGGTCGCTGATGATCTCATTAACCGTGACCCGATAACCCGCCGTATCCGCATACCGCCCAAAAACCGAAATGATCCGGTCTAACATCTCCGGGTCCGGCTTATCTTCTGTTCTGCCTAGTTTCTTCTTTTCAGTCACCGTCAGTTTGATAAGTAGATCGGATTTGCATTCCATCTTCCGCTTCCGCCACCGCTCTACTTCTTTCGCCGTTGTGTGCCGGTGGATGATTCCTTCTTCAAAAGCCTCCAAAAACAAATCCTGGCCTGTCACCGAATTCCGGCCTAACAGCGAGATCTGATACAGCGTCCTCCGAGCGTCCGGCAAGATGTCGCGATATTCGGGGTCGTTGATGTTAGGATGCTTCCCGATCTTAATCAGCTTGCGAAACCACGAATACTGGCAGGGGAGGCCGAGGTCGTCGTAATCAGATTTCTTAACATGCCTTTGAATTTTGACTGCGATCTCCGCCACCGCTAGATTTGCTTTTAGTGTGTCGCCCCAATGCCGCCTGAACTCCTGGATAGCATCGACTTCGCGGAAAGTGTCCCAGCGGGACACTTTAGGAAAATTCTGATCCGGTCTTGAGTATCTGGCGGTAGGTTGTTTCTGGTGGTGGGAGGCCATGGCGTGCTCTTTCGCCTACGAAATGGCAGCACAACAGCGGCCCGAGGTATGACTCTGGATTGACCAGAATCTAGAAAATGAGTTCCCCGCCGTAGGGCCGGGGGGATGTTACCTTTTACCTTATACCTTTCGCAAGGAAAGAGTTATAAAAACCCTAGAAAACCGGGTATACCCTAGTACCTTGTATAGGTTTTTGGTATACCATGGGATAGGTAAGATTCATTCGCCGCTGTCACGCTGGCGTCACCAGGAGACCCCATATGACAGCGACACAACCCGCGTTTGATCCCGCCGTATTTCTTTTTATAGCGGATTCCGTGATCCGGCAGTACGCCGCCAGGAGACCGGCACCATCTATGCCTCAGCGGTTTGGAGGCGTGCTGGAACGGTTACGGCAGCACCGGCCTCCCGCCCGCTCAGTCAAATCCCGGACGCCGATCAAGCCAAAGGCACCAGAGCCGCTTCCAGTCGAAAAACTGCTTTACTCGCGGAAAGACGCTGCATTCGCTCTGTCCATCTCCGTCCGGGCTCTGGACTACCGGATAGAGGACGGGAGAATTAAGACTCAAAAGCAAGGTCGGAAGGTAATGATCACCGCCGCCGAACTGAAACGCTATGCCAGGTCTGACAATCCATCCCGCTTTAAATAACCCGGCCATCGCTGGTGGCACTTGCATTAGGTTCAAGCCGGAGGTACCATCAGCCCATGACAAAACAACCAGCGAAGAAAATTCGCGGCGTATATGAACACCCGGCAGATTCAAACATCTGGTGGGTTCAATGGTTTGATGCCAGCGGCATCCGGCACCGGGAGAAGGCGGGCACAAAGGCCGCCGCCATCAAACTCAAAACAAAACGAACAACGGACAAACTAGAAGAACGGAAGATCCCGGCCACTTTGAAGTACAAAGTGGACGTGACTTTCTCCGAACTCTGCGACGATGCTGAAACGGAAGGGAAGGCCGAGAACGGCGAAAGTGCCTATAAGAACCTTTGCACGATCACGAAGGCACTCAGGCCGGACTTCGGCGACCGGAAGGCGTCATCGATCACATCTGATGAATTAAAGAAGTGGCTCCGCGCTCAAGACGCAAAGCGGGACTGGGCGGACGGCACGTATAACGGCTACATCACCCAGTTGTGTGTCATCTTCGGCCTCGGAATCAAGCATAAGAAGATCAGCGAGAACCCGGCCAAAGAAATCAAACTGCGGACGCTGCATAACGACAAACCCCGCTATCTGTCGCCGGACGAGGCCAATCGTTTTGAGACGACGATCAAAGAACTCTTTCCCCAGCACTGGGAGGCGTTCCAGTTCGCCCGTTTCATTGGCTTTAGAGCCTCGGCCCAATTCAATTTGAAATGGACCCAGGTCGATCTACAACAGCGGAAAATATCCCTGCCGCCGATCCGCCGATCAAAATATAAAAAGTGGCGAGACTTCCCCATGAATTCCATTGTCTACACAATCATCTTGGACCGATGGAACCGCACCAGCGATCACCGGGGTTACGTTTTCGCCGAATACCACCAGGGCCCAGAATACCTATCGAAACCCGCTTACTGGTTCCCGGAGATTGTCGAGGCCGCTGGCGTCGAGGACTTCACTTGGCATTCATTGCGGCATGACTTCATCAGTCAGCTTGTCATGAAGGGCGTGAACCTGAAGACCGTCATGGATCTCGCCGGACACGCAAACCTGAAACAAACCGCCAAGTATGCGGCACTGGCCCCGACCACTTTGGCTGAGTCATCGGAATTGTTGACCACTGCCACCGTAACTGCCCCCACGCCAAACCCCGATCATGTATCGGGTAACGAAGTGCCACCAAAACTGCCACTGGCGGTTTTAGCCTAA